CGCACAAGGACATGACGCTCGCCACGCAGCTGGGCCGCGACTTCAACGTGCCGATGCGGATTGCTAACTTGGCGCTTGCCGAATTGAGCGAAGCTCTCAGCCGCGGCTGGGCTGAGCGCGACTCGCGCTCGCCGATGATATTGCAGCAGGAACGAGCGGGGGTCGAGATCCGCGTCGATCCGAAGCGCATCGAGGAAGCACTCCAACGCGATCCCCCGGCCTGACAACGCCTTCCTTCATCTCGACCTGCCTATTAGCGGCGTCGCATCGCGGTCCGGCTCAATTTCCCGTCTATAAAAAAAAGAGCCAGGCGATGTCCGACCTGGGCTTCACCCCAGGGGTTAGGGGTTATGAAAAAAATGGGGGATCAACCCCATACACCGGCTCGATTGGAAACGTTAGGAGCCGGTAAAGACGCGGGGGATCAGCGGCTCGGCTCTCTTGGTGTCTAATAATTGATTGTAGACTTCAAAATGTCGCTCGATCAACGATGTCCGTCGAGTTGGTCCGGGATACCGCAGAAACACAGCCGAAGTGAGAATGAAGAGACAATTTTCCCAACAGGCTCATCTTGAATGCTATTTTGCTTGTAAGCATATAACCTGCAATATCTGTTAGATGCATATTTGTTATAAGATTGGTCAATTTTTATCGATCTGAAAATAGTCTCGACTTTGTGATCGAGGGTTAGATTTTGACTGACATGGATAAACGGCTAACAAAGGGGGGCGCAGCGGCTTGCTCGGGCACCCGACCGCAAACGACGCAGCAAGCCAAACCTGAGCAAAAAAGAGCTCCGAGCAGGACACAGAAGGGCCCCATAACGTTGCAGCTCCCGTCGTCGGACGAGCAACGCGGTGTACTGCGCTCGATCAGCGGCTCCGATAATGACGATTTTTCTACCGTTCTCGTTAACCAGATCGCTTCCGCTCTATTGCAAGGGGCCTGCGGTCCCAAGCAGCGGACCCGCCTGGCAAGCGCGATGCTCGCCCCTATGACCGGCATGAAGCCGCGCGACGAGCTAGAGGGAATGCTGATCGCGCAAGCGATCGCGAGCCACAACGCTGCCATGGAGTGCTACCGGCGCGCGATGATGAACGAGCAGACCTTCGAAGGCCGGCACGAGAACCTGAAGCAGGCGGAGAAACTTTCGCGCACCTACGCCGCTCTGGTCGAAGCGCTCGATCGGCACCGCGGTAAGGGTCAGCAGCGGATCACGGTTGAGCATGTAAATGTCCAGGCCGGTGGCCAGGCGATAGTCGGTAGCGTCACCTCGGGGGGTGGAACCGGTCAAGAAGCGGCGGAAGAAACCAATGCAACGCGAGGAATCACCCATGAACCGGGCACCCCGATGTGGAGCCCGGACGCGGAGCGGGAACTCATGCCAGTCCCCGGCAGTGCGCGGAAAGCGCCGGTGTAGGATGCATGGTGGCGCGGCCGGAAGCGGCGCCCCCATTGGCAACAAGAACGCGCAAAAGCATGGCCGCTATACCGCAGAAGCCATGGCTCGCCGCCGTCAAGTATCCGAGTTCATCAAGATGGCGCGGGCTACCCTTGCCGAGATCAAAGAATGAAGCTAGCGGGACCAAAGCATCGGCTTTAGGCCCTTCGTTTTCTGATTTCGTCAAGTTCGTCCAACTTTTACTTTACGCTTGCGCGGTATCGGAAATTTGATAGAGAGAATTGTAGCAAAAGGTGGACGGCTGCGCTTTGAGCCAACGCCTGAGCAGCGCCGCGATGTCGAGATGATGGCGGCGCTAGGCATACCACCGGAGCAGATGTGCCAGATCGTGCGCAACAAGAACGAAAAGCCGATCAGGCTGCGCACGTTCTTGAGGCATTTCCAGCAAGAAATCGAGACCGGCGCGATCAAGGTAAACGCCAGCGTCGTCAGCTTCATCATCGCGACGATACTGGGCACCGCGCCGCCGGAAGGCGGCGAACCGATCACCGATGAGCGGGTGCGCGCTAAATTGGCGATATTCTATGCACGCGCGCAGTTAGGCTGGCAGACCACGGCGAGGAAGGAGCTCACCAACCCCACGGGTCCGGGCGGCAGACCAGCCCCGTTCACTTATCGGATAGTCAGGGGAGAAAGATGGTGCGATTAGACAATCTCGCGCGAGCGCAAGGTACATCCGGTGACCCGTAAGGGTAGCTTGATTGCGACTGAGGAAAGCGGCGGCACACGAAAGTGCGCTGCGACTGGAAGGGCGGCTGCTAACTTTTGGATATGGTCCCCGGTCAGGCGAACCCAGGCGAGGCCTGCTGCTGGATACCGCGACGCAGGAGGGCAAACGGGTCCGCATCGGGTTCGGCAAAGCGCGGGGAAGCCGGTAAGAGCCAGAGCTTTCGCACCTGGTGCGCCCACTCACGGCTTTACTGTGGCGCCGTCGCCGGAGAGTGGCGACAAGCTGACGCGGTTTGGGCCGTTCAGTTCGCAATGCCGCGCCGGCAATGTGAAGATCCGGCGAGGGTCCTGGAATGAGGAGCTGTTCCGCGTCCTCGAAGGCTTCCCCGATCTCGCGCATGACGACGAAGTCGATGCCTGCAGCGGCGCCTTGGAAATGCTCAATCCCGAAAGGGGCAGCTGGGGAATCTTTGAAATCTATCGCCAGCAGGCCGAGCAGCTGGGCGTCAAGAAGGAGCCATGCCAGCCCGCCGAGCCCAATTGGGCCCGCGGCTCTGTGGAATGGCAAGCTGCGCAGGACAAGAAGAACCGATCGAGCTGAACCGCAGCGACTGTTCCGCTCATTCGCCGCGTCCCGGATCGGCTGTGTCGAGCGGTGCGCGCATCATTGTCGGTCACCGACGATCGATCGACGATGTGCGCACCGTGGCGGCGCCATAGGCGCAGATGCACAACGACCGTCATCGCCGAGGACCGTGAGCACGCCGCCAGCCCCAGCTGAAACCGCGTGTTGCAGCCGGATCGCGTCTTGGTACTCGCGGACCAGGACGTAATCAGTTTCGCATAACACTGATCTGCGGGACGGTGGCGGCATCGGGGCGGCCTTGAGCCAGTTACAGCAACAGATCGGTTTGCCGGCCTGCGGCGGACAATTCTTGCCGCGGGCCGACAGTTTTCCGGCCGACACAACCGATAGGGCCGATACGAAACCGGCGCGCAAGCGCTAACCGTCGACGCGGTCACACGGAGTGACTCTCGATTGGCTCTATCGCGCCGACCGCTCGATGGTTCCGCACCACCGCGCGATCGAGATCGCGCCGACCGAGGCCGCGGCGCAGGAATTTTAAGTAATCTGATCACTCTGCGTGATTTTTTGATTGACCGTTTCGCGCTTTTCGTAAATAATATCTCGGTAAAACACACGCATCCGGGAGAGAAGCGATGGAGCCTCGAGGAAACGGCGAAATAAGAAGGCCTCTGGTCGGCGATCTTCGTTTGGGACAAACCACAGCCGCTATTTCCTCGCTACACGAGGCGTGGTTTCACACCCTTGACGAGTACGTTATCGACACGCCGCTGAACAAGGTGCTTCTTCCCCTACTACGTAACTGCTTTTTTAGCGGAGCAGTTTACGCGGTTTTGTTGCTGCAGAAGGGTCATGGCGAACAGGTCGCTGCCGATATCGCCGGCTTCATTACCGAAGAGCCCGAGTCGTAACTCGCGAAGCCTTGAGGCGCGCGGTGTTTAATCTGACTACGCAGACGTAAAATGAATGGGCCTGAACTTGTCAAAGCATTAGCCCGCGCTGCGGACCACGCCAGTGTGGGCAGCATGCCGCGACAATGCTGACGGCTCGGCTTTCAGCCTTCCAATGGCCAAAGATCGCAACGTGGGGTCGCCGAAATCGCCGCGATCGACATAGCTCATCGGATCACGGGTCATCCGCCACCCGGCGCGCAAAGCATATGCCAGTCGCTTCCGGGTTGCCGAAAGAGCGGTTGAGCCCGATCGAGAGGACATTGACTGGTGCGGCAATCCAAACTGCGGAGCGATGCCGAGGCCGTGTTGGGACAAGGAGGAACGCTGATGGAGAAGCAAATTAGCCTCACGAGAGAGGCCCAGCAGAGGAAGTGCACGGTTGAGCCACTGGCCGCGCCACCATCGGACAGCCCTTCGACTGTTATGGCGTTGATCGAACGGGCGGCGCTCGACCCGAGCGCCGGTGTCGAAAAGCTCGACCGCATGATGGCAATGTACGAGCGCCTCAAAGCGAGGGAGGCGGAACTCGCGTTCAATGGAGCGAAGGGGCGGATCCTCAAAAAGCTCGCCGGCATCAAGATCGTCAAAAACCGGCCCGTTTTGTCCGACATCGACAACGGAAAGCAAAGAGGCACCGTTGAAGCCTTCAAATACGCCCCGCTCGAAGAGATCGACAAACATCTGCGCCCGCTGTTGGCGGAGGAGCAGATGGATCTCTCCTATTCCGATGAGCCATGCGACGGCGGCGGTATTTTAGTCCGCGGCCGCCTGAAGCACCTGCCAAGCGGCCATTATGAAGATTCCTTTATGCCGGCGCCGCCCGACACCACCGGTGGCAAATCGAATGTGCAGGCCGTCGGGAGCACCAACTCCTTCCTGCGCCGCTATGTCGCCTGCAACATCTTCAACATCGTGGTCGTCGCCGATGATGACGACGGAACCGGAGGAACGATCGACGAGGCCCAGGCCAAGACCATTGTCGAGATGATCAAGAAGGCCAAGGTCGGGCCGAAGTTCCTCAAATACATGAGGGCCCGGAGCGTCGAGGAGGCCGGCTCGCTGGAAGCGGCGGTAGCGACGATCGCTGCCCGTGACTATCGCAAGGCCGTCAGCACGCTCGAGGAACAGATCGCCAAGGCCGAGGCCGGTCATGCCCCTCTTTCATGATGTGGCTCAATACTCGGAAGCCTATGACCGCCTCAAGCTCGGCATCCCGACGAGTTCCAATTTCCACAAGATCATCACACCACAAGGCAACCCGTCGAAGCAGTGGCGTGAATACGCCTGCGTTCTGATCGCCGAGCGGCTGCTGCAGCGGAAGATCGAGTTTTACAATTCGCCGGCGATGGAGCGGGGCCTGATCGTCGAGGCCGATGCGGTCGATTGG